TATGGAGGTACAGAGATGAACGCAGAATTGAAATGGTATCATGCACTGATGGAGGATGTGTACTCTGGTGAGCAGTATATCCTTGGAGTGCAGGCCTACAACGAGGATCATGCATATAAGATGGTGTTCCATGAGAAGCATAAGCACTTTGGTGATGAGGCCATGTTTCATATCTTTAAGGGCTGGCTCACCGATGCTGAGGCTGAGGCCTCCGGCCTCGATGAGTTTTAACAATGAATTTGAGGAGGTATAACAATGATCGATTTCAGTAAGTACACATTGACGGAGCTGCAGGCCATGTCTGCTGTGCTCGACGATCTGACATATCGTATGAGCATTTCAGAGGTGATGCAAGCTCATCTGCTGCCGTTTCATTATTATAAAGAGGTTAGCGGTGCGGTGACTGCGGCCATCGACCAGCAGGCCCGCGATCACGCAGCAGCCGAGGCCGAGAAGGTCGACCGGATCGTGCAGGCCTGTGTTGCCGGCGCTCCTCCAGCAGAGGATCCGGACGATCTGCAGGCTCTTGTGGATACACTTTCCCGGTGTTCCGATCAGCTCGTTGCTCTGGCTCTCGCGGAGGACAAGCGCTTTGCAGAGAGCGGCCAGACGAATGCATTTATTAAGTTAACAGTGCTGCGCAATGCCAACAGATCAATTATTGATATGCTGGCCGATATCCGGGATCACTATGACGGACTTTATTAAGGAGGTGAGCAGCATGACTATTGCAATGTACATCTGTTACATGGCCCTGCTGGCCGGCTTCGGCTGGCTCTGCTATCGCTTTGGTTTCTTTGCCGGCAGGATCGAGGAGCTGCAGGATATGTGGAATTGGTGCATTGGATTGTCCAAAGATGATCCTGCCCCGGAGGATGAAGAACGATGAAACATGCAACCGGCAGCTGCTATTGGAACCATGAAATCAATTGCCCGGTTGGCCATGTTGTGCAGAAACATCTGGAGCTGGAGCTGTCCGATGTGCTGCACTGCAGCAAGTGCGGCTGGAATCCGGAGGTAGAGCGCAAGCGCAGGGAGGAGGTGAAAGCACGCTATGGCAAAAAACTATAACCGGCGATATACCGAGGGAACCAAATTCAAGCCTCCCCGGCTCTCTTTCTCTGCATGGGAATACAACCCGCAGGGCCTGCAGCGCTATGATGAGCGCACCCTGCGCAAGGAATATACCCGGCTGCGCGATATCGCGCAAAAGCGCCTTGGCCGCATGGGTAATACCATCTTTTCCGAGTCTGAGACATATCAGCAGAACGTGGGACAATTCGAGAAAACCCGCGATATTAAAACAGAGTCCCAGCTTCGGCAGAGCTTGACCCAGCTGGCCCGATTCGTGATGGCCGAGTCCTCGACGATTCAAGGCCAAAAAGCCATCATGGCCCGAGGTATCCAGCAATGGCGCGAAAAGGGCTATAACTTCATAAATGAGGGTAACTGGTTTGCCTTTACCCGGTTCTTAGAGTATGTTAAATCCAACGATAAGAACATCTACAGTTTAGATGCTGCTATGGAGGCTTTTCAAGCTGCCGACGAGCAGGGCGATACCAGCAATGTGGAGCTGCTGTTTGAGGAGTACCAAAGCACGATTGACGGATACCGATGATCACTAATGTTTCTGACTATGCCTCCCCTCCTCGGCTGCTGCTGGGCCGCAAGCTGCAAAAAGGCAAATGGGGCAATGCCGGCACGAGGCAGCCCCGGCGATACATTGACATTATCACGGCCTTTGATATTGAGACTTGCGCATGTCCGGAGCTGCCCGGAAACGCAATGATGTATGTCTGGCAATGGTGCTTTTACTATCCGGATAAACCGGATGATTATGTGGTGATCATGGGCCGGACGTGGGACGATCTACGGCGATTCATTCAAGATTTACTGCCAACAATCCGCGCATATGATGAGCGTGCGAGCATGGTCGTGCTGGTGCACAATCTTGCATATGAATTTCAGTTTCTCCGCACGATCTACGATTTTGCTCCGGATGAGGTATTCTGCCTCGATTCCCGCAAGCCGGCAAAAGCAACCATGTACCGTAAAGAGCTGGAGCTGCGCTGCACGTACATTCACAGCAATATGAGCCTTGCGCAATATACTAAGAAAATGGGCGTAAAGCATGTCAAGCTCTCCGGTGAGGATTACGACTATAAAAAGATCCGGTATCCGTGGACAGAGCTGACAGAGCAGGAAAAGGCCTACTGTGCACACGATGTTATAGGGCTCTGTGAGGCATACATAGCAGAGATGCTCCTCGACGGTGACAATCTTGCAACCGTGCCGCTGACGAGTACCGGCTATGTGCGTCGGATCTGCAAAAGGGCCATGAAGCACAGCAGTAAATGGGAGATCAAGAATAGCCAGCCGGATGAGAATCTTTATCCTCTGCTGCGCGATGTGTTCCGAGGAGGTGACACGCACTGCAACCGGTATTACTCCGGTTTCATCCTCGAGGATGTAAAGAGCGCTGATCGATCCAGCAGCTATCCCGACGTAATGTGCAATTGTCAGTTTCCCCGCGGGGCATTCCGACAGGAGCAGTACCCGAGCGAGCGCAAGCTCGAGTATCTCCTCTCTCATGATAGGGCCGTTTTGATGCGCGTATCCTTTACCGGCCTGCGGCAGCATGATAAATATTGGGGCTTTCCGTATATCCCATACAGCAAATGTCAAAAGGCCGTCCGGCCGCTGCTGGATAACGGCCGCATACTGGCCGCTGACTATCTCGAGATAGCGCTCTGTGATATCGATCTCTATATCATCCGCGAGACATATGAATGGGATCGGTTTGAAGTGCAAGATCTATGGTCAACGTATTACGGCCATCTTCCTACACCATTGATCATGGTCACGCAGGAGTTTTACCGGGACAAGACCGAATTAAAGGGAGTACCGGGACAGGAGGTCTACTACACCAAAAGAAAAAATCTGCTCAATTCCCTCTATGGCATGATGGCCCAAAACCCCGTCCGGCAATCCATCCAGTTTATTGCTGAGGATCCACGGCAATATGTAGAGGGCGAGCGCCCATTGGAGGAGCTGCTGGAGGAGAATGAGCGCAGAGCATTCCTAACATATCAGCATGGTGTGTATGTGACGGCATGGGCGAGGCTCCGGCTCTATGAGGGCCAAAAGCTGGCCGGTGACAATGGCGTGTACTGTGATACCGATTCAGTGAAGTATATCAATGATATCGATTGGGAACCGTACAACGCGCAGCGGATAGCAGATAGCACCGCCTCCGGCAGCTATGCAACCGATCCGGCAGGCGTAACCCATTACATGGGTGTTTATGAACAGGAAGATACATATAAACGCTTTCGATCATGGGGCGCGAAAAAGTACGCATATCAATATAAGGAAAGCTATGGCCCCGCTGCCGATGGCGTGCACGCTGTATGGTATGCCGGTTCTAAAGTGACTATATCCGGTGTTAATAAAGGCTATGGCGGCCCGGAGCTGGATGAGCACGGCGGCCTAGAGGCATTCAAGCCCGGTTTCATCTTCCACAAGGCCGGCGGTACAGAGTCCGTCTATAACGATCACACGAAAGAGTATATCCAGTATGCAGATGGTCACGAGCTGGAGCTTGGGCCGAATGTGCTGATCAGAGATAGCACATATGAGGTTAGTGTAGCAACAGACTATGACCGGCTGCTCAAGAGCAGAGATATGCACATCAAACTTTGTAAACATCTGGGACTCGACCCTGATGAAATAATTTAAAGGAGGCCATTATCATGGCAAGACAGGCAAATTCCAACAATTCCAACAGATCTTTCAACAACCGCAGCAAGGGCGAGCAGGCTCCGGCCCCGGCAGAGTCCGGTGTGATCTTCAAAGTCGAGCATGTGCGTGACTGGGGCCGCAATGGTGGGATCTCCTTTTCGCTGCGCGTGGAGGGGCCGCTGCAGGTGGAAATCTACGGCTGCAGAATCAAGTCTTCCCGCAACGGTGAGTTTGTGGCATTTCCGCAGCGCAAGGGCAAGGACGGCCAGTATTACAAGCACGCATGGATGGCGCTGGACGATGATCAGACCGCCGAGATCATCAGCGCGGTATATGATGCCCTCGAGGATTGATCTTTACACAGCGGACGGCTGGTTAAATGTTCCGGCCGTCCGTTCCTATATGCTGGAGCACCATCTTCCTATGTTGTTCTGCGTCGGCGGCAGAGCAACCGGCAAGACTTATGGAGCGCTGCAGGATGCCCGCGCCCGCGCTCTGACCGGCCCGAAGTTTGCGTACATGAGACGCACACAGACACAGGCCGATCTCGTGCGCAAGGACGAGCTGTCACCGTTCAAAAGGATCGATCTGGACAATAACTATTACACGCGCGTGGCCGTGATTACAAAGCAAGTCAGCGGATTCTATGACGGTGACGAGGGGCCGCTGCTGGGCTATTGTCTCGCGCTCAGTACGATGAGCAATACCAGAGGTATGGATTTCTCTGACGTTACCGATTTGATTTATGATGAGTTCATACCGGAGGCCCATGAGCGTCCGATCACCGGTGAGGCCGACGCGCTCTTAAACTGCTATGAAACGATCAACCGTAACCGCGAGCTGCAGGGCAGGCCTCCGCTGCTCATGTGCTGTTACGCGAACGCCAATAATCTTGCAAACCCGATCTTTGCCGGTTTGGGCCTTGTGGATATCGCCCGGAAGGCCAGCACGCAAGGCCGGGAGGTATGGGAGATCCCGGAGCGTGGGATCTTACTGCTCTTTCTGGACAACAGCCCGATCTCCAAAGCGAAAGCAGGCACGGCACTGTATCGCATGACAGCAGGCACGGGCTTTTCACAGATGAGCCTTGGCAATCAGTTTAAGGACGCAAATGACAATACACTGGGCAGCGCTCCGCTCCGGGAGCTGTCTCCGATTGTGGCCGTGGGTGATATCTGCATATACCGGCACAAGGGCAATCGGCAATGGTATGTGAATAAGCATATCTCCGGCGCTCCAAAAACATTTGACAGCGGTGAGGTGGAGCTGCAGCGGTTCCGTTCATCACATATCTGGCTCTGGCGTGCATACCTAAATCGAAAAGTGCTGTTTGACAGCTACAGCACAGAGCTGCTATTTCGGCAATACTTTGGAGCTTGACAAAGAATATAACATATTGTATTATATTCTTACGTTTCATCTCTTGCGATCCCCATATATTTCTCCTTTGTGATAACATCCTGTATTGACTTGTGCAGTGCAGGATGTTATTATTTTATTAGAGGCGCTCCCGCGCCCAAGGACAGGGCCGGAAGCCCGGGCGCGCGCGAGTCCAGCGCACACAGCGGGAGGCCTCTATTTTCAAAAGGTGGTGATAATATGGAGATTTTAGACGCGATTGTTGCATTTATTCAGAATATTGGTTTTCCGATTGCCTGTGTCGTGGCTATGTTCTGGATGTGGGATCGAGAGAGAGAGGAACACAAGGCCGAGGCACAGCAATGGGCCGAGGCAATCAACAACAATACTGCGGTGATGCAGAAATTGGTTGATAAGCTGGAGGAGGCAAAATAATGACGGCAAACGATGCCCGCAAACGCCTTGTGGAAAAGGCATTGACTTTCGTCGGCACGACGGAGGGCAGCCTCGTGCATAAATGGATCATCGACGAATATAACAAAATTAGCCCGCTGCCCCGTGGCTATAAAATGAAGTATACGGACGCATGGTGCGCAACGTTTGTCACGGTCTGCGCAAAGATGGCCGGTATGCTGGATATCATTCCGGCCGAATGCGGATGCCCGGAAATGGTCAGAAAATTTCAGGCGGCCGGCCGATGGATCGAGCGCGATAATTACCGGCCCGCGCTCGGTGATATCGCTTTCTATGATTGGGGCCACAACCCCGGAGAGAATCTCGGCACGCCTGCGCACGTCGGGATTGTGACGGCGGTATATACTGATTCTTTCGTTATCACGGAGGGCAACCGATCCGATGCAGTGCGCAATATCACTGTACAGGTAAATGACAACAATCTGCGCGGCTTTGGCGCGCCCGATTTCGCCCGGTGGTTGATCGATCACGGATATACTAACATTGGAGGTGATTTCCCTGTGAATGAAGAGCCGAGTAAATGGGCGCGTGAGGCGTGGCAGTGGGCCAAGGAAAACAAAATCACTGATGGCACGCGCCCGCATGATGCGTGCACCCGCGAGGAGCTGGTTACCATGCTCTATCGCTATCATAAAATGGAGGAGGATCTCTAATGGCTTTTACCGCAAATGATGTCCTTGCCCTCTGCAGGGCCGGATACAATTCTCAACAGATCGCTCTGCTGGATCGTGCAGCCAAGGCTGAGAAGCAGCCTGTACAGCAGCCGCCACAGCAGCCGGCACAGCAGCCGGCACAGCAGCCGGCACAGCAGCCGGCACAGCAGCCGGCACAGCAGCCGGCACAGCAGCCGGCACAGCAGCCGGCACAGCAGCCGGCACAGCAGCCGGCACAGCAGCCGGCACAGCCTACGCCCGGTGATATCATGCAGCAGCTGCAGCAACTCACCGGCGCGATTCAGATGCAGAATCAGCTTAATTCTCAGCAGCCCCAGCCCGAGACGGTGGAGGATATTCTCGCAACCGTTTTGGAGCCTTAAATATTAATCTTAAGGAGGTAAAACAATGCCCAGCACGATGACTTTTAATCAGGCCGCTACGCTGCTTAATGCAATCCAGCAGCAAGTGACCGGACAGGCCGCGCTCACCGCAACCGATCTCTCCGAGTTTGTGAGCGCAGCACAGACGACCCTGCGGACGGGCTATGATCCCGTAATGCAGGCGATTTCGCAGGTGCTTTCCCGCACCATTTTCTCCATTCGTCCGTACCGGCGCCGCTTCGGCCTCGCGGAGGTGAGCGATACTGCGTGGGGCAACCATGTACGCAAGCTCTCTCCGATCGACAAGCCGATTTCCGAGGATGACCGCTATAAGTGGCCGGTTGCCTATGATGCAGCGCAAACCGCAAATCCCATGGGTGACGGTGAGTCCGTCGACATGCAGGTGATCAACAAGCAGAAAGTGCTGCAAACCAATTTCTATGGCCAGAATGTCTGGCAGGACTCCTACACCATTTTTCGCGATCAGTTCGATGTTGCCTTTACCGGCCCGGATGAGCTGAGCCAGTTCATCGCGCTGATCACCGGCAACATGGCCAATAAGGTCGAGCAGATCCGCGAGGACATTGGCCGCGCCGTGGTGCTCAATTCCATGATCGGCACTTATGCGCAGAATGATGCAGCGTCCTCCGCTTTCGATCTCGCGCACCGCACCATTCCGCTGCTCACGCTCTACAATGCGCAGACGGGCCTCTCCCTCACCGCAACGAGCGTTTTCCAGCCGGATAACTTCACCCCGTTCGTCCGCTGGGCCTTCTCGATCATCATGAGCGTGAGCGATCTGATGGAGGAGCGCACCAGCCTTTTCCAGACGAATCTGACGACGATCGATGGCCGCATTAACCGGCACACGCCCAAGTCTCGCCAGAAACTCTGGATCGCCTCGCAGGCCATGAACGCTATCAGCACCATGGTTCGCGTCCAGAACTTCAATGATGACTTTATGCGGCTGCCGAATGGTGTGCGCGTGGAGTCCGTGGGTTACTGGCAGGCAGCCCGCAATCCGCTCAACGTATCCGGTATTGCAACGTATATCGGCGCAAATGGTGATCCGGTTGTTATGGAGGAGGCGGCCAACATCGGCCCGGTGCTCGCGTATCTCCATGACGAGGAGGCGCTTGGCTATGCAACGGTGAATGCATGGACGGCCCCGGCCCCGTTTAACGCGAGAGGCGGCTATGTCACCAACTGGCTGCACGAGACGCAGAAAACGTATAACGACCATACGGAGAAATCCGTCATCTTCACGCTTACCTGAGCAGACGGGAGGAGCTGCGGCTCCTCCTCTTTTATTAAGGAGGTGAAGAAATGGCCTTTAATGTGCGATTCTACAATTTCCAGAAAGAAACCAACAGCACTGCAGTACCGGAGCCTCTGGCACCGGAAACGACGCGAGCCACATATGCATGTGAAGCTCTCGACCCGATGAGCCTTGCAGCGCCGGTCATTAAAGTGCTTATTCCAATGAGCGCGAATATCGACTTTAATTACATGTACGTGGCAGCGTTCAACCGGTATTACTGGATCACTGATTGGGAGTATCGGGATCGGTGTTGGTATGTCTCCGGCAGCGTGGACGCGCTTGCGACGTACCGCAACCAGATTGGCGATATGAGCGCTTATATCCTGCGCAGTGCGTATGAATATGATGGGGCGATTCAAGATAACTTCTACCCCGTGAAAGCACAGTGGAGTGTATCGCAGACGGCAGCCGGCTCCCCGTGGGAATACGGCAGCCGGGAAAGCGGATGCTATAGCGTTGGGATTATCAGCGCCGGAGGTGTCACCAACTTTTGGTTAATGTCTCGCGCCACTCTCGAGGAGATGATGGCTTACATTTTGTCAGATGACTATGCAGCCGAGGTCCTGACAACGCTCGGCATTACTGCATATCCAGAGGCTAAAGCAATTATTGACCCTTTGCAGTATATCGCCTCTGTGACATGGCTCCCCGTGGCGCTGGGTGATACTTTGCTGACTAATATTAAGATCGGCTATGTAGTAAAGGCGCTCAATGTGCGATATGCAAATCCCTCTGTGCCTCAGTCCTATACGCTCACTTTCTCCCGGCCGCAACATCCTGAAACCGGGAACCGTGGCGCGTATATGAATATCAATCCATATACGAGACTGTCCCTGTTTGTGCCTCCGTTTGGCGTAATGGAGCTGGATACCACCGCAGCGCAGGCGGCCGCCAGCATTACGGCGGTAATTAAAATTGATATGTGCCTCGGCAATGGCGCTTTGGAGATCAGCGCAGGAAATCATCTTCTTTCCAGAGTATGTGGGCGCGTGGGTATGCCGGTGCAGCTCTCTCAGGTTATTGCACCCGGCTATGGCATTCTGAGCGCTGCGAGCGCCGCGGCAGGAATTGCGGGTGATATCATTTCAGGCAACTATGGAGGAGCTGCAAGCGCATTGGCCTCTGGTGTTGGTAACGCAATCACCGGACAAATCCCATCTGCTAACACTGTCGGTTCTGTCGGCAGCATTGACGCGCTCACAGGCACGCCAAAACTGCAAGCTATTTTCGGTATCCCGGCCGCTGATGATCTTGCGCACCGTGGCCGGCCGCTGTGTGCAGTGCGCACGATCAAGAATGTACCCGGCTATCTGCTCTGTGCAGATGTAGACGTGCACATCGCAGGTGCTACGGGCTTTGAGATGGATATGATTAAGGCGGCTATGGAAAGCGGTTTTTATTATGCCTGATATCAATGCGGCCTATCGCTGGTGTATTGATCAATGCAATAATCCGAATGTGGGCTATTGGATGGATCACCGGTATCAAGAGACGATTGACGGCATCACGTATTATGACTGCAGCTCATTCATGTGGTACAGTCTTGTGGATGGAGGCGGTTTTGTGCTGCCGTCTCCGGCATTTACTACTGGTGAGATGCTGCGAGTGCTTACCGATGCCGGTTTTAATATCATCACCGGGCCGGGAGCCGGTACGGTATGCTATCCCGGCGATATCCTGTGGCACAATCACGGGAGCGCTAGAGGCCATACGGAAATGGTTTTTGCAGGCGGCACCGGCACGGCCCGCACCATGGGCGCGCATGGCCGAAACGGGATCCCGCTGCAGAACCAAGTTTCAATCAATGCCGGATATGTTCCCTTTTCAGATGTGGGATGGGAGTATCTTGCCCGGTGGGGCGCGGGTGTAGAATACAACTGGCACAACAAGAATACGGGAGCATATAGCCGGGATTCGATTGAAGCGCAGGAAAATGTAATGAAGATGGTGGAGGTTCTGGCCCCGCTGGGATGGACGATCAACGCGATCGCAGCGCTCGCCGGCAATCAGGCATACGAGTCCGGTTTTAATCCGTGGCGCTGGGAATCCGATACCGTCAACATGGCGCGAGGATATGGCCTATTCCAATACACACCAGCAAGCAAGTATATCAACTCCTCTGTTGCTGCCGGCTATACTGGTTTTCAGCCTAATTACCCGATGGGATCCGGCGGCCCGGATGATGGTACGGCGCAGCTGCTCTTTATGCACAACAATGTGGATGGTGGATACATTCCAACGTCGGCATACAATCTCACTATGCAGCAGTTTAGAGAGAGCACGCTCTCGCCGGATTATCTGGCCTCAGCATGGCTTTACAACTATGAGAGGCCGGGCGATCCGGGCGCAACCGAGGCAGGCCGTCGAGCTGATGCTCTCTGGTGGTATGATTGGTTGGTTAATCATCCATGGGTATCACATGGCAGTAACATTATCCCTAAGCGCAGAGCGCTATTAAATCACAGGAAAAGGAGGTTAGGATATTGACTATTGGAGCAGGCGCACCAATTTATTATGATCATGCAAATATGTTGGTTGCGTGCAATAATCCAAACAGCATTCACACGCAAAACACGCAGCTGGCCGCATACTTTCGGCGCTATCTTCTGCAAAAGGCGATTTCCGTTTTTGATTGGACATTGCCCGATAACTGGAACCGGGATTTCTTCCTCTATGTTCTGTACTGCTGGGGCGTGGTAGCGGTAATCAAAACGGACAAGTTTGGAGTGATCCCGCAGGGATGCGCGCTCACCGGCTACAATGTCCAGTATCAGCCGACGAACGTAATCATTACCAATCCGCTGCTGCGAGGGATCCTCTCGCCCGTGATCGGCAAGCAGTGCGAGATTATCAAACTGCAGCCGGACTATGGCGGGATTATGGATATGGTCAACAGCACAGCGGAGGACATGGCCCTCGCCAGTGAGGCCCTCTCCATGAATCTGATCAACTCCAAGCTCTCATATGTTTTCGCGGCCTCCGGAAAATCTGTTGCGGAGTCCTTTAAGAAAATGTATGATGATATCATGAGCGGCAAGCCGGCCGTGTTCATGGACAAGGATCTCTTTACCGAGGAGGGCAAGCCTCTTTGGCAAGCGTGGACGCAGGATCTCAGATCGGCATTTATTGCCCCGGAGATCATGGACACGCTTCACGAGATCGAGGCCCGGTTTAATCAGCAGATCGGCATTCCCTCTGCGAATACCGATAAGAAAGAGCGCCTCGTGGTGGACGAGGTGAACGCCAATAATACGGATACTTTCTGCAAAGCAGCTCTGTGGCTCGAGGAGCTGCAGCAGTGCTGCGCACGTGTTAATACCATGTTCTATGGCGGGGAGGAGAAAGTGGCCGTTACGTGGCGAAATATCCCGCAGAATGGAGGTGTAGACGATGGCACACGCAATGATCAGTATTCTGGCTCTGTATAATTATGATTCAGAGATCTTCGAGCAGCTGGAGCTGCCGGAGGATGCCGACCGGCAGACGATCATTGACAAGATCCTAATTGACAATGCGGAGCTGTCCATGGTTTACACCGAGCCGGAGACGGTAAAAATGCTCATTGGCAATTGGAGCAAAATCCATAGCCCTAACTGGGAGCGGATCCTCGAGGCCCTCGCTGCCGAGTATAGCCCGATCGAAAACTATGACCGCTATGAGGACTTCACCGACACCGGCAGCAGCTCCACGCAGCAGAGTACCGGCACGACCCGAAAGGTGGCTGGCTGGAACAATGACAGCGCTTTAACCCCGTCCGAGGGCGTTGACAGCTCCGGCAGCGGCAGCGCCAGCAATACAAATACCCGTACCGGGCATTTGCATGGAAATATTGGCGTGACAACGGCCCAGCAGATGATTACCGAGGAGGTCAAGCTGCGCAGCAGCATCACGCTGGCCGAGGTGATCAGCAAGAGCTTTAAGAATAACTTTTGCATTCAAATCTATTAAGGAGGTAGAACAATGGCATTTAATATCTGGGAGCGCTGGCCGTGGACGAGCTTTCAGAATCTCAACCTTGATTGGCTGATGAAAGCTGTCAAGCAGGCGGTTACGAAAGCGGATGAGGCGGCCGCGAGCGTGGGACAGTTTGACGCACGCATTACACAGAATACCAGTGCAATCGAACAGCTCGGTATCGATATCGAGACGATCAGCAGCGCGGCCCGGGTGTCTGTAAACAGCAATCTCGAGGCGTATTACAGAGGTGTACATATCACCGGTGCAGAGCTGCTCGCTAAGGTTCGGCAGCATGGAGATCTCCCGTATGTCGAATACAATAACGAGGTATACATGCTCGACAGTATCAGCACGGCCGGCGATATGCGTTTTTCCATGGGGCATACCGTGCAGGGCTTTGATACTCTGGTTATGCGGCATATCACGATTCCGGCGGCAAGCTATAATGCAGCCTACAGCATTACGAACGTCAGCAGCGGAGGCTCCGGCTCCTCGAATGTGTTCACGGTCACGATCACCATGCATAATGAGGAATATGTTTCCGATCATACTTTCGCAGAAATCACATCACAGCTTGCGGCCGGCAGGACCCCTGTTTTTGTATTCAAATACAGCTTTGGTTATGAGGTCAGCGCGGTATATGACGTATCTGACACCCGTATTAATATCTATGATTCGCCCTCCATCTCCAGTACAAATGGCTCTGTAAATATCAGTAGATACACTATCTACTCCGATAACACTATCGGCCTTAACACAGCAGTTACACAGCTTGCGGCGCTGGACAATATCATTCAATTCGTTAATGATGGAGTTACTACCAATGCCCTGCTGAAAACCGCACAGACGCTCACGGCAGCCGAGCAAGCACAGGTGAAGCAGAATCTAGGGATTGCCGGCGGCGGCCTCCCTGCTGTCAGCTCCACAGACAACGGTAAATTTCTGCGCGTGGTAAACGGTGCGTGGGCTGCCGATACCGTGCCTAGTGCCGAGACAACCAGCTTCGGCCCTTGATTGGAGGTGTAAATAATGGGTGATTATATTATTCAAGGTAGCACACTGGACGCTATTGCCGAGGCGATCAACCAGAAGGCCGGGACGCAGGTTGCTATGACTCCTGCGCAGATGGTGACGGCGATTGGGAGTATTTCTGGCTCGGCATATGAAGTTTATGAATATACACAGGCAGAAGACTGGCTTTCCGTTGTTAGTGGTCAATATCCAAAAGGGACAGCAGCAGCAGTTGCTGCAACATATTTGACGCAAGGAGACGGGCTATATTACGTTGTTTGCACAAACAACAACGCAAGCACGAAAAGATTTAATTATGGCTTGTTTGCGAAATGGGGAAATGTTGGTTGTTCATATACAGTGAGAGAGAGCACGAACGGTCAAGCAGGTCCTTTTGATGATAATACCAGAGACTTATTTATTACCGCAGGCGCGAAAATTACGGTGACTTTCATTTCAAGGGGTGACGCTCCATGATTATTCAAAACGGCTTTGTTGTTGCTATTGAAAAAAACGATATTGAATATTCTTCCGTCGTGCAAAAAATCCAAAACAAGCCAAGCGATCCTAATGGATATCAGTACCGGCTCCGCGCAGATAATCTTGAATGGGAGCTGGTTGAATTGCCAGAGCCGGAGCCTATTGAGGACGAGGCAGGTCCGGAGGACTACGAGCAAGCCCTTGAGGAGATGGGAGTGGATTTCAATGACTAGGACAAAGCTGGCCGACAGTGAAATCCACTCCCATCTCCTCAAGGGCTTGCTCGTAGTCCTCCGGACC